AGTTTAAAAGATGTTATGGCTCAAAATGGTCATATTAATCCGATTGCAACATTGACTGGTTCTGGTCTAACTGTGATGGGAGAATATACTCGTGCTAATGCAACCAGTGCGCTTGATCGTGTTGGTGTAGCTAGATTAGTTTGCTACTTACGTAGACAATTAGACATTTTAGCCAAACCATTCTTATTCGAACCAAATGATAAAATTACAAGAGACGAAATTAAAGCCGCTACAGAAAGCTTACTATTAGAATTAGTAGGGCAACGAGCATTATACGATTTTATTGTAGTATGTGATGAATCGAATAATACACCAGCTAGAATCGATCGTAATGAATTATGGATGGACATTGCTATTGAACCAGTTAAGGCTGTAGAATTTATCTACATTCCATTACGATTGGTTAATACTGGTGCTATCGCAGCAGGTACGTTTTAAAGGTAAATAAAAGAGACAAGGAGCATTTAAATGGCAATTTCCAGTTTAAGCAGATTCGGAGTTCCACTACAAGGAAATCAATCCCCAACTAACCAGGGATTGTTAATGCCGAAACTTTCATATAGATTTCGAGTATTATTTCAAGGATTTGGAGTTAGCAAACCTACAACTGAATTAACCAAACAGGTTATGAACACAGCTAGACCGTCTCCTTCATTCGAAGATATCACGTTAGATGTGTATAACAGCAAAATTAAGCTAGCTGGTAAACCATCATGGGGCGATATTGATATGGTTATTCGTGATGATATTAATGGTTCAGTTAGTAAATTAGTTGGCGAACAAATCCAGAAACAATTCGATTTCTATGAACAAGCTAGTGCTGCTAGTGGTATTGATTATAAGTTTTCAACTCTAATAGAAATATTAGATGGTGGAAATGGCCAGTTCCAGCCAAATATATTAGAAACATTCGAACTTGATGGTTGCTTTATACAAAAAGTATCTTATAAAAATGCCGATTACAAAACCAGTGATCCGTTAGATATTACTATAACACTTCGTTATGATAATGCAATTCAAATTAACGGTGCTGGTGTTCCAAACGGCATCGGTGTTAATGTTGGAAGAACTGTACGTACATTAGCTACAGGTTAATATAGTTTTATAAACTGTAAAAAGACCCGGTAAAACCGGGTTTTTTTATGGCTAAATAAAGATATGTCAAACAGATTTGTAAATTTTTTAGTTAATGATAACGGGGTTAATTTACGAGATTATCAACATGCTAATAGGCTCTATGTTGCTAATAATTATGCATTAACACCCAAACCGGGCTGGATTTATTATGTAGTATTAAACATAAATTCTAATATTATCAATTCTATTAAAGATACTACATTTTTAAAAGAATTTCAAGACTGGTACGGCAAGAATAAAGGAACAGTAGGGATATTAGCTAAAACTGTAGATATGCCGAAGTTTACTGTCGAAACAGAAAAGTTAAATCAATATAACAGAACCACATATATACAAAAGAAACTAAATTATGGAACATTATCTATCGGGTTTCACGATGATATGTCAAATGTTACTACGAACTTGTGGAAAAGTTATTATCAATATTATTACGGTGATAGTTTAAATGCTACAACAAAAAATGTATCATCTAATTCTATACCTAAATATTCTAATACCAAATATAATGCTAATCAAGATTATTATTCTTATGGATTGAATAATGGTCAAGTAGAACAATTTTTTAGATCAATTGATGTTTATCAGCTTCATCAAAAGAAATATACATTATTTAAAATAGTAAATCCTATCATTAAAGATTGGTCTCATGACGGGTTAAATCAAGCTCAAGGGAATTTAATGCTAGGTTCAAAGATGACTTTAGAATATGAAACAGTAATTTATAATACATCACCTAACAATAAAGTTACTAGTGAAACTCCTGGCTTCTTTAATGAACATTATGATCAAACTCCGAGTCCGTTACATGTTGGCGGAACTATTGCGGATCCTTTACCTCAGGATTCATCTGCAGTATTCGGTGCTCGTACAAATCCGGGCGGAAGTCCATTAGATCTTTTAAATAATGCATTGCAAGCCGCTAACCTTATAAGAAATGCAAAGAACTTATCAAATAGAAGTTTAATTGTAAATGGAACAGGTATCTTAAGAAGTACGTTATCGAATATTAATCAATTAAATAACAATAGTATATATTCGGATCCTTTAAGCAGCAGTCAAAATGTTAATCCTGCAGGAATATCGGTTCCGATCCCTACCACGGTAGACAATGTAACTACTGCTGTAATGAGAAACGTTTAAGGATAACAAATGGCTTTATATAGTAACTTACCACCACAAAAAGTTCCTTCTAGCTCGGATCAAACACTTAAAGTTTTTAATAATTTTTATTCATTACCTGTAAGCATCAGTAATAATGATCTTATGGCCATGGTAGGGTTTTTTGAAGCTAGAGGATTTGACAGCGTTAGCGCTGAAAGAACAGCTATAATAATTTTAACACAAGCAGCTAATGATGGATATAGCGCTATGCAAATTTTGGATACATTAAAAGGTTCAAGTTCTGTAGAAATAAGCGGGCTTGTTACTGAAATCTTAAATTATAATAGACTCAATACAAGTTTTTTAGGCACATCACAGTTATCTAGTCCATCTGAAACAGTTCTACGTAACGTATTACCATGAGTTTAAAATTCAGCCAAGGTGTTTATGCTGTAAAGAATCCTGAAAAATATGTAGGAAATCATAATCCTCGTTATCGTAGTAGTTGGGAATTCCATGTAATGAAGATGTGTGATGAAAACCCTGCCATACATCAATGGGCTAGTGAAAGTATAAAAATACCTTATAAAGATCCATTAACAGGCAAGGCGACAATTTATGTTCCGGATTTCCTAGTAGTCTTTGTTGATAAGAATAATAAAAAACATGCAGAGCTCTGGGAAATCAAACCAGTCAACCAAACGTTACGAGAAAGCGTAGGAAAGAATAAGTATAACCAAGCACAATTTATACGCAATCAAGTCAAATGGGCTGCGGCACAAAATTGGTGCAAACAAAATAAACTCCAGTTTAGAATAATAACTGAAAAAGATTTATATAGGTGACACATGACACGTAAGTTAGAAGAAGTATTAAACATTAACCCAAAAGATGAAACTGTAATTCCTCCTAAAGAAGCTCCTGCAGTTCCTATCATTGACCTAGAAGAAAAACTCGAGCAATTTGATAAAATCGCTGCAGCATTACCTCGTGTTAAAGGTTTAGGTGATATGGCAGATGGTGAATTAGATGCATTGGCTGCAAAAGCTGAACAAGCATACGATGATCTAATGGATCTAGGTATGAATGTTGAAGCACGATATGGCGCACGTATGTTCGAAGTTGCTGCTAATATGATGAATGCTGCTATACAAGCTAAAAGTGCTAAGATTGATAAAAAGTTAAAAATGGTTGATCTACAACTTAAGAAATTGGCTATAGATAAAAAACATGGCCAAGTAGATGAAGTTCAAGGCGAAGGTTATATAATGACCGATCGCAATTCCATTTTGGAAAAACTTAAGAATTTGAAATAAATAAAGCATAGGACAGCATAATACTATGAAAAATTTTAAACTTTATTTTAACGAAGTAACTGGTGCTAAGAAATGGGATTTTCGCATCAAATTTGCAGGAACAGTTACTAACGAACAAGAACAATTGATGAAATCATTATTAGAAAAATTTCATGTCGGTGATTTCAAAAAAGTCGGTATAACACCAATTCAACATTTACCTTTGGATTTTCCTAAGATTAAAAACTCCGAAGTAACAATTTTTGAAACCAGTTTAAATTATCCGACTACACAATTTGAATTACGAGATTACCTTGCTACTAATTTAGGAGTTAGTAAAGACGGAGTAGTTGTTCGTAGCCCGACCGAACCATTAGAAGAATATCAACAAGAAACACCACAGCGTGAAGGTGCTTTATTAAACAATTCTAATTACGAAGAAGCAGAAAATGCTAAATTCGAAGACTATTACGGTGACAAATATAATACTGGTTTCGTTAAAGAATTAAACGAATTATTAAAATTACAACGTAAAGCACGCGGCGAAGAAATTCCTACCGAAACTAAAGTGAAATATAACGTCGAAGATAAGCAAAATAATACAAGTCCTATTAAACAGGCTAAAGACCCAAGGAAAAAATAATTATGAGTGATTCAAAAAATAATAAGGAATCAACAATGGAAAATTTAGATACAAGAAGCTTGCAATATCTAGCTGGCGTTAAAAAAACCATTGAAGAATGTGGAATGATGGGAACTATGCCTAGCCCTAAAACCCCTGCCACAATTAATGTTACTGCAGGT